GTCAATTTGCGACATTTATTTCAGACATCTCTGATCAAGTCAAGTCATATTTTATACATCTGAGACTGTGTCGGCGACCAGTTCGCCATAGCACTGCCAGCTCTTTGTCATAATCGTCTCGGCAATCCACATTACAAAACAGCAGCGCGTGCGCGATGGCTTCATCGCAAAAATGGCAGCGACCGTCACATTCCAGCATAGGCTGCTTTCTGACATGCGCTATGGCGCTATGCACGTCTTTCTCAATGCGCCAGATGGCGCGGTCTGCGATGTCGCTCATTTCCTTTTATCCTCTCCTGTCAGTAGTTCGTATTCGTTGAATTTCACGACCTCAATACCTAACCAGTCGTTGAGCGTCATGAACTGCGATTGCAGCGGCATCAGTTCGTTGCGGGCAAATACCCGTGCGGCTGGTTCAATGGCGCCGAAGCCGCCGGTATTGTTCGGCATGATTCCCATTAGCTGGGGCGGCACGCGATGGGCGGCCAGCACGTCGTCGCGGGTGACACCCTTGATATTGAAAAACTCATCTTTAGCTGCAACGTCCGACACCGGCAGGATCTGGATCCCGTCTTTTTTTCCATTCGGTGCGTACATGAACAGATTGCGGAAATTGCCGGGGCCTTTGCTGTCGCGCATGGCCTGGCGCAGGTTGTCGACATCAGTGATGTTGGCCGCGGCGTCGGTCATATAGAACACGAAGCCGGCGTGGGAGCCGTTCTTGTAATACTTGCGCCGAAACAGGGTAGCGGCTTCGTTCAACCAGGCCGACTGCAGGGCACTCAGGTATTGCGGCACGCCGTAGACCTCCTGGTTCAGATCCGGGTCCATCAAATGGAAAACGCTGCCTTTCTCGAAGGCATATTCCTGCTGCCATCCCGCCACAAAGAAATAGGAATCCAGATCCCTGCCGCGCCGCATGTACTTCGCCAGCCCATGTTTTAGCTGCAAGGCCAGGCCGCTGCGCGTGCCCCGTTTTTCCAGATAGCCATTACCAAACGTCAGGAAATCCAGCGCAAAGCGTTTAAAGGCGTCCCGCGACAGGTATTTGTTCGGGATGAAGGTCGAGGCCAGGATGTTGGTTTTAAAATAAATGGCGCTGCTGTGATGGACGCTGGCGTGAAACGACTTCGCCAGGCCGGCCAGGCTGACAGGCGGCTCGTACCACTTGCCGTTGAGCCAGCACTCGAAACAATCCAGCACCTCGCTCTGGTCGAGCACCGGCGTCGGATCGCCGAAGGTGAACGCCTCTATGCTGCCGCCGGCGCCTGGAGCCGCCGCTGGTACTGCCGGTGCCGCCGTGTATGTCGCGGCACGTTGCGCGGCGCGCCGTTGCTGCTTTCTGGTCATGATGTGTAAATCTCCATAAAGGATTGCGTGTTTTCATTGGCGCCCTCGAACGGCTCGTGGTCGAGGGCGTGCATGCAGGCCCACGCCAGGTCGGCGTGGCCGGTTTCATCGGTGCGGCCGGCGTCATAGGTCACTTGCCGCCCGCTGGTGGTGAGGGTCTTGCGGATGGTCATGAACGACTGCGCAATGTCAGTCCAGCCGGCATCGAACTCCAGCCGCGCCTTATTCACGATGTTTTGGGCTTTGAGTACCATCCGGGTCTTGACTTCCGGCGAGTAGTTGATCGCCGTCACCCCCGGAAAGAATTGCCTTACCAAGGGATAGACGCCGATCCCCATGCCGGTCGTGTCGATGCCGATATAGGCGACGTTGTAGCGGGTCGTCATCTCCTTGATTGCCTTGGCCTGCGCTTCGAAGTCGATGCCGCGCCACTGGAAGCGCTCAAGGATGCGGAATTTGCCACCAGCCACCAAGGGGGGCGCGATCACCACGCAGCCAGCGCTGTCGCCAGTTAGTGATGGGTCGTAGCCGATCCAGACCGGCCGGTCGCCGAAGGGACGGCTGGCGAACGGCTTATAGTCGTCCCAGCTGACCCAGGAATCGATCATGCAGCGCTGCAACGCCATCAACGGAAACACGGATTGCGTGTCGTCGATGAAGTTGCACATTAATAAATTTTCGAACTGGTCGGGGCTGTATTCGAAATTGCGCAGCTCATCGATGTCGAACAGATTGCAGCCGCCGCGCTCGGCATCCAGGATCGTGACGATCTGGCGCCACATCTTGTCCTCGCCCGTAAAACCGCTGGATAGCCGCAAATGGCTGATATCGATGTCGACCTGGTCAGCTTTGGCCCGGCGCTTGTTGAACAGCTCTCCGGTCCAGAACGGATACGCCTGGTGTGTGATCGAGGACGGTGTCGAAAAGTAGGTTTTGCGCCATTGCTTATGCAGCGCCATGCCGGACGCGACCTTGTTCAGCTCCTGGAAGTTATGCGTCCAGAAAAATTCGTCAAAGTAGAAGTTGCCGTGGTAGCCCTGGGCTGTTCTCGCATTGGTGCCGAGAAAATACAGATGGGCACCGTTCGGCAACACAATCGGATCGCCGGCCAGCTCGATGCCGGCGGCCTCCTTGGCGAACTGGATGATGTACTGCTTAAAAACGTGCGCTTGCGCCTTGGAGGCCGACAGGAAGATCTGATTGCGGCCGGTCTGCATGGCGTCGGCCAGCGCCTCCCGGGCAAAGTACCAAGTAGCGCCGATCTGGCGCGATTTCAGGATCACCCGCGTTCTCTGGTCGCCGTTGCGATGCCATACCTTCTGGTAGTCGAATAGGGAATCCCTGAACGCCTCCAGCAGCTTGTCTTTCTGCTCCTCGCTGAAATCGTTCCTGGTCGGCTTTTTCTTGGGTTCGGCGTTGCGGTTCGCCAGCTTCGGATTGAGGTCGACCTCGTTGCCGCCCGGCGCCTCGTAGCGGCGCACACGGGCGGTCTGCACCACCTGGCGCATCAGCAGGTCAATTTCCTTGAAATCGCCGCCGGTCTTGGCATCCTTGCAGATCAGTTGCACCAGGCGCGATTCCAGCGTCGCTTCGATCTTTTCCAGCGGCGTCGCCTTGTCCCATTCGTCACGGGTCTTCCAGCTTTCAATGGTCGTTCTCGCCTGCTGCAGATGCTTGGCGATGGACGTGACGCGCCAGCCTTGCCAGTACAGGTGCTTGGCAATGCGGCGTGGATCCACTTCGGGTTCGATTTCGGCGGGGCGTTCAACGATCAGTTCAGACATGCCGCAAGCGTATGCGTCGCGCGCGTGTAGCGGGGAAAGCAGAGGGTTGATAACCGCCTTATCAACCCTCTGATCATTGAGTCAGCACGCGTCAAGGTCGACTATGGAGTCCTGAATCTTGTATCCACACTTTGTCGAGACCACCATGTCGAAAAATACGCCTGCGGCAACCAAAAAATCGAAATTCTTCCGGGTCGCCGTCGAAGGCGCCACCACCGACGGCCGTGTGATTGACCGAGCCTTTATTCAACAGATGGCGGCCAACTTCGATCCCGATCTGTACGGTGCGCGGATCTGGATGGAACACCTGCGCAGCACCTGGTCGAACGGCGAATTTAAAGCCTACGGCGATGTCACCGCCGTGAAAGCGGAAGAGGTGACCATCGGCGGCGCCAAGAAGCTGGCCCTGTTTGCGCAGATCTCGCCCACGCCCGAGCTGGTGGCGATGAATAAGGCCCGCCAGAAGATCTATACCAGCATCGAGATCAATCCGAAATTTGCTGATACGGATCAGGCTTACCTGGTCGGCCTAGCCGTCACCGACAGTCCGGCCAGTCTCGGCACCGAGGTGCTGTCATTCGCCGCGCAGCACCCCGACAGCAACCCTTTTACCAGCCGCAAGCAAGATCCCGGCAACCTGTTTACAGCAGCGGTCGAAACCGCGCTGGAATTCGAAGAAGACCCAATTACCGAACCTGAAGGAATCAAATTGTCCGACGCCGTCAAAGCCATCCTGAAACGCTTTACCAGTAAAACCAGTGCCGACCAGATGCAGTTCGCCGACATTACCGAGGCCGTCTCGACGCTGGCCGCGCATGTGGGCGAGAACGCCGAGCAGTATGCCGCTGCAGTGACGCGCATCGAAACGCTGGAAGCGGCGCTGAAGGAGTCTAACGACGCTTTTGCCGCCTTCAAGCAACAGATCGACAGCACCGACGCTAACTCGACACAGCGGCCGGCAGCTACCGGCGGCGATGGCGCACTGCAAGCCGAATTCTAAGCGTTGCCGCCGGCCGCCAGATTCCCATTTTGACCCCATACCCGACAGGAGCATGACCGCATGAAAAAAAATACCCGAATCGCCTATAACCAATATGCGCAACGCCTGGCGCAATTAAATGGCGCCGGCAGCGCTGCCGAGACGTTTAGCGTGGATCCTAGCATCCAGCAGAAGCTGGAAACCCGCATGCAGGAGTCCAGCGAATTCCTGGGCAAGATCAATATCATCGGCGTGACCGAGCTGGAAGGCGAGAAGCTGGGCCTGGGTATCTCTGGCCCGATTGCCGGCCGCACCAATACCGACAAGGCCGACCGCAAGACCCGGGATCTCACGAACCTGGACAACCATCGCTACCGCTGCGAAAAAACGAACTTCGACACCCATGTCGGCTACGCCAAGCTCGATGCCTGGGCGAAATTCCCCGACTTCCAGCAGCGCATTGCCAACGTCATCCTGCAGCGCCAGGCGCTGGACCGCATGGTGATCGGTTTCCATGGCGCCAGCGTTGCCGCCGATACGGACCTCGTCAAAAATCCGATGCTGCAGGATGTGAACAAGGGCTGGCTGCAGCATTATCGGGAACAGGCGCCCCAGCGCGTGATGCATGAGGGTAAAACGCCGGGCAAAGTGGTGGTCGGCGCCGGCGGCGATTACGCCAACCTGGACGCAGCGGTGTACGACGCCCTTACTTTGCTGGATTCCTGGTATCAGCAGGATAGCGGTTTAGTTGCCATTGTCGGCCGGGGCCTGTTGCACGACAAGTATTTCCCCCTGGTGAACACCAAGCAGGCGCCGACCGAGACGCTGGCGGCCGACATCGTCATCAGCCAAAAGAGAATAGGCGCCCTGCAGGCGGCGACTGTCCCGTATTTTCCGGAACACGCCATTCTGATCACCCGTTTCGACAATCTCTCTATTTACTGGCAAGAGGGCGGCCGCCGGCGCCGAGTAGTCGATGAGGCCAAGCGCGACCGTATCGAGAACTACGAATCGTCCAATGACGCGTATGTGGTTGAAGACTTCGGTCTAGGCGCTTTTATCGAAAACATCGAACTGGTGGCCTGAGATGCGTGAATTGTCTCCCGCCCAGCGCCACAAGGCCCGCGTGCTGGCCGAGCTGGCCGCGGCCAGCGCCGACCCCGGCGGCCCTACCA